CCCCCCCCCCGCCCCGCCGGCGCGCGCCCCCCACGGGGGCGGGGGGCGCGGGCCACTCCGGCTCGCGCCCGTCGTTCATGGTGCGAATCTGCCTGCATCCGGCAACAACCACTTCGGCGTCCTTTTCCGGGTACACCTCCGGCGCTGCCTGAAACCAGTCCATCAGGTTTGCAGGTGCTTCAATCTTGCCAATATAGCTTGGCAGGGTGTCCGGGTTTATGGTCGGAAGTGCCAGCGGCTGCGGCTTGCTGGTCGCAGGCTTCAGCGGTTCGTACTTGCCCAGCAGCGTCTTGTAAAAGGCGTAGCTACGAGCTTCGCCAGCCACACGTACTTCCACAAGGTCTGCGTGGTCGCCCGCGATGTAACCCTTCATGTTCCATGTGCCGGGCAGGCGCAGGATGCGGACAACATCCGTGGTTGGCATCGGGTCGGCTTTCAGTCCGTGTTGTACGCACGCCGCCTGCAAGCCGCGCGCGAGCGCCAACCAGTGGCCTGCTTCCACCTCGTCCGTGAACGTCCAGTAAACGTGCAAGCCGTTGCGTCCGGAGTTCACCACCCACGGGCAGGGCATCCCTGCATCCTTGCAGAACGCCAGCAGGGCAGCGAGCGCTTCCTTGCGGCTGGCGTAGGGCTTGCCGCTACCTGCGTCGATGTCCAGCCACAGGCTGCGCACGGCACGAACGTTTGTCCGTACCCGCAGTTGCTGCTTCTCGCCAGCGGGTGTCTGTACCGTGTGCCAGCCTTGGCGGAAAGCAGCGAGTGCAAACCACACATCCTTGGGCTGGTTGTAGCACTCGCCGGAAATTCGCACAAGGTCTTCGACAAAGCCCACCGCTTGCTGGTTCATGCCGCTTTTGCCATCGTCGCGTTTCTGCAAGCCACCGTCGTCGGAGCGCGCGACAACGTAAATGCCGTGTTCGGGAAGCACGGCACGGAGGAAAGCGGAAACGGTCGGTGCGGTCATGGGGAAGCCTTGTGAGTTATTTCTTGTTCAGGTGTTCGTTGACGATTTCCAGCACCCTGTCGGAGCGCAGATGATAGCTCATTTCCGGTGGCACCGGGAGCGCGCCCTTGTCCACCAGCGTGTTCAGCACACGGGTTATCAGCACAAGTCGCTTGGCGATGTTCGGATTGCGGATGGAGCGCTCGTAGCGCAGGTATTTGTCCAGCGTAATGTAAGGGATATTCGCCAGCTTGCACACGACCGGACGGCGAATGTCCGCCCGGTTCATGGCATGGTGCAGGTCGTCAATAACAGTTTGGTATTTCATGGGAAGTATTGCCATCCGCGTCAAGTCGGATGTCGAGTAGCGGCACGTCCCTGTGCCATTCGGGTCAGAGAACACCCATCTCGTCCTGTATCGGGGTAACAGGCGGCTGGCTGCCAGCCCACGCCGGTTGCTGGTTTTGCGGCCGCGTGTCAGATTGCGTAGCTTGTTGCTGGTTGTCCTTGCCGGGGATGAACTCGTATTCCACCTTCATCATGTTTTCCACCGTGCCATCTGAAAGTGCCTGCATCATCACTTCCAGTGAAGCGGCATCGGCGAAGCGCACATCGAACACGCCCGGCGTCTTGGCGTTGTACAGGCTGAAGGCGACGCCTCCACCCATTGGTTTGCTGTCGATGGAAAGCTGCACGCAAATCATCGGTGGCAACAACCCCGGCTGCATCTTGCACAACTGGTTCAGCGTCGGTAACAGCTGGGAGAAGTTGGCAGTGTGTGCGCGGTCATTGCCGGTCTTGCGCAGCGAGTTGTAACCGATGTCCCATGAGTAGAGCTTGTGGGACGGGTCACCTGCCAGCATGACGATTGCACGTTGACTGACTTTTTTCTGTACATACGGCGCCGGGATGGGTGCGTCGTAAGGCTCGTTCGGGTCGGGGTAGCAGGATTTGGTCTGCACCTGTTCGCCTTCTTTCATCTCGTCGAACTTTTTGGCGTAGTAGGTGTAGTGAATACGCGGGTCGATGGCAACAAGGAACACGTCCAGCGTGAGCGCTTCCAGCGTGGTGTCGTTGCCGTTGTCTTGCAGGACAAAGCGTCCGTTCTTGGTCTTCAGCACCGGATAGCTGAAGGTTACGTTTTGTTCGGCCTGTTGCCATTGTGCTGCCAGCTTGGCGGCAACGTCCGCTGGCAGGTTGATGCTTGGCAGGTTTGCCGCGCTAAAGGTTGCGACTTGATTTGTCATGGATTACTCCGTGGGTTTGGTTGAAGAAAGGGGTTTTGCAGGCTTGCGCGGGGACGCCAGCTTGGTTTCGGTAAAGTGGTTGAACGGACTGGCAGGCAGGATGTCAGCGTCCTTGGCGTAGGCTTGCTGGCTTTTCAGCACGTCTGCATGGGTGAGCATACCTGCCTCAATGGCGTCCTGCTGTTCTTTCACCAGCTTGACGCTTACCAGCCCGGCACTCATGAGAACGCTCCAGTTATGGCTGCAAGCCTTTTCCTCGACGGCCAGCACACCGCCCTCAACGAGGCGCGCCTGTTGCAGGTAGAGGATTGCCTGCGTGTCGATGATGCCGTTCTTGATGAGCGCCAACAGCCACTCGTCTGCAACTGCCCGGCCACCCTGTTCGTCGGAAGGGAAATTGACCTTGGTGCTGGTGCGGCGGCTGAAGGTGCCGAGGTCGGCAAAAGCAAAGTGCTTCATGCCGGTGGCATCCAGCCGCGCAATCATCTGCGTCTCGGCAACGGCTTTCGCCTCTTTCAGCATCTTCTCGGCTTCCGCCACCTTGCTTAATTGTTCGTTGATGTGTAGAATGAACTCCGCACATTTCTTGTCGTCTTCGTATATCTCGGACGGGATTTCCAGTTGTCTCGCCATACGTTGCTCCTGTTGCTTGAATGTGTATAAGTGTAAGGCTTGATACCGCTTGGTGTCAAGCCTTTTTATCACTTGCGGGATAAAATGTCGCGGGTAAACAGATTGACGATGTTCCGCTCGATGTTCACGCCGTCTTCCAACGCCTTGAACGCCAGCCGGTCTTGCTTGCCCGCCGACAGGTGAACCACAAAGGTTTCGCTCGCCGTCTGCCGCGCGCTGGACAGACGCTCGAACATTTGCTGGTACATGAATGCGCCCGTCAGCGGCACGCCGTAGCAGATGATGTAGTCGGCGCTCGCCAGCTCCACGCCGAAGGCGGTTGTGCGCGGATGACACACCAGCACATGAGGACTGCGTTCATCAAGGAAGTCACGCAGTATCTTCGCCCGCGTCAGCCCGGTGACGGAGCCGTCGATTTTCTCGCATGAAAACCCTTCGCTCCTGATGAACTCCACCAGCAGGTCATTGACCGCGGTGAAGCTGGAAAAGACCACCTTCTTCCGAGGCGTCGCCCGTAGCAGCTCCGCCAGTTTTGTCAGCTTGGGCGTGGCATCCACCCGGATGATGCTGCTCTCGCCAGCGGTGTCCTTCGCCCGCACGGCACCGCCCGATACCTGAAGCAGCTTCTGCGACAGCGTGGTTGCGGTCGTGGCTTCCACCGTGTTGGTCTCCACCATCACCTGCAACTGCTCAAACAACTCGTCAGTCAGCTCCTGCTGCTGCTTGGACAACGGCACTTCCTCATGCACCACTTGCGGCACGGGGATTTTCATCAACTGCTCCTTGTCAAAGCGAATGCAGGGCGACATCGCCTCTTTCACCAAAATCTCATGCCCATGCTTCGGCACCCACTTGAACTGCGATACCTTCGTCATCGTCTGATACTTCCAACGCATGAAGTGGTCAGGCACCTTGTGCGGGTTGATGAGCTTCACCTGCAAATAAATTTTGTCCGGTGCGCCCGGCGTTCCCGTCAGCCCCCAGCGGTACGGGCATTTGCCTGCAACCATATTGGCGGCCTTCCAGCGCTGTGTCGGCTTGCCGTTGCTGCCGCCGTACTCGGTCAACTCGTCAAAGACGCACACGCCGATATGCCCCAGCTCCACTTTGGTCTTCAGGATTTCCGCCACCTTGCCACCTTCTGCCCGCGACAAGCCGTCAGGGTTTATCAGGAAAATATCGGCAGGGGCGTGAACCTCGCCGGTGCGGTCGTTGTGGATGAGCTGTACCCGCTTTTTCGGAAACCACTCGTGGCAGGTCTTTTCCCATTCACCACCTGCGGCGACGGTGAGCGGCGCCACAATCAGCGCCGCGCGCACGCCCGTGTAACGTTGCAGGTAGTCGATGGCAAGCAGCGTTGATAACGTTTTGCCGGTGCGGGGTGTGCTGGTGACAAAGGCGTAGGGGTTTGCAGTCAGGAACGCTGCCGTCTCCATCTGCCACCACCAAGGCTTGTGTCCGTGCTTGCTCACTGGCGGGTCATAATAGGTGCTGAACGGGTCGCAGCCGTCGATGTCGATGCCCATGTTTTCCAGCATCTTGAGCACGTCGTTGTGATGCGGCAGGGCGATGACGTCGCCATCCGGCAGGTGCAGCGTGGGGAAAAGAAAAAGCTGGTTGAGCAGCGCCAAATGTTCGGGGTCTTTCGGAACCGGGACGACAATCTTTTTCAGGTTGGGAAGAACGACTGCCATCACATCACCGTCATCTTGTCCACATAATCCTGCTTGTGTGCAGGAAGGGGCTTGGCGTGAGTTTTAAGCCAGTTCACCAACACGTCCAGATTACCGCTATGGATGCACACCCATTCGCCGCCTGCGGCGCGGATGGCGGCTGCCTGACGCGCCTGCATCGCCTCGTTCGGCTTGGGCTTCAGATGTGGCTTGCAGTGGTAATTGTTGGCGTCCTTTTTGATTTCCACCCCCAAGAAATGTCCACCGACAAGAATGATGCGGTCGGGATGCCCTGACGCACCATAGCCGAAAGTCATCGGGCAGAAAGTGTAAATATTGCTGAACGCGATGTATGGCTCAAGAATACGCTTCACACGGTCTTTGACCGCTTTCTCGGTTATTGCAGGCATGGGGAAACCTCCTGAAACAGGGTAATAAAAACGCCGCCCGAAGGCGGCACAACTGCCCAAAAAACAGCAGGGCGAACAGACACGGCAGGCCAG